GTGGGCTCGGAGATGTGTATAAGAGACAGGACCCATGTTCCGTGTCAGCACGTACATACCGGTCACTGCCGCCGCAAAGGCCGCGAGGTTCTGGAGAAAGTTCTCGCCCTTGATGGCGTCTGCGATGGCCACGAATCCCGAGCACATAGCCTTCGTCGCTGCGGCCAGTCCCAGCAGCGCAGCCGCAGTGCCCCACAGGGTAGAGGCTTTCAGCAGCTGTGTGCCGAGCCCACTCACCGCAGAGTCAAAGGCCTTCACTTCCGGTTTCAGCAGCTTTGCCGCCGTCACCAGTTCTGCAATGAGGAGCATCGTGCCAACCAGCACCGAGGTGTATCGCTCCGGGTCGATGCGGCTCATGATGAACATGGCCCCAGCCAGCATTAGCAGGGCCGAGCCGATGCCCGTGAGGATTTTGGTGTTCTCCTGCTTCTGCCATGTTTTCAGCGCCCCCGTCAGCGCGTTGAAGCTTCCCGAAATGCTGTTCAGCATATTCGACAGAGGCGTTGCCAGCATCTTCCGCAGGCTGTTCATAGCCTTGGCGAACTGTGCGATGGCGTAGGAGAGCAGCCCAACGTCCAGAAGGCTCATAAACCGGTAAATATCCGTTCCGCTGATGGAGTCGAATCCGTCTTTCAGTGCCTTGAAAAAGGCCTTCATCGGCTCGTAGACTCTGGACGCCGCGCTCTCCACATTCCCGGCAGCGCCCTTGAACTCCTCGGCAAAGGCGCTCACTGCAGCTCCCACGATGGCGGGCAGGCTCGTCAGCACGTCCTTATATCCGCTCAGCTTCCTGCTCTGCCCGGTGATAACGCTGCCCACCGTCTCGAGGGCCTTGACCGCGCTCTTTTTCAGGCCGCTCAGCGCTCCGCCCACGACACCAGCCACGGTCAGTGTACCGGCACCAAGTCCTTCCAGAATGCCCAGCAGGGTGTAGACCCCCTCGCGCACTCCGTCCGGCAGGCTGTCGGCCCATTTTGAAATTTCCTTCCTCGCCTCGGTCAGCTTCTCGCCGATGCTCTTCTTCAGCACACCGTCCAGCGTCGTCAGCGGGTTCAGCAGCTTCCTGGCGCTCTTCGCGATGGCGTCCAGCTTCTCGCCGAGCGTCCCGCTTCCCAGCAGAGTGCTCTGCATCTCGGACACAAAGCTCCCCATGTTTCCTGCCACTTCCAGCAGCACGGCTCCCACCGGCCGCGAGATGTCCGCCAGTACGCCAAAAGCCCTTGCCCCGGTCTTCGCCAGCGTCGTCATGGCGGTCAGCGGCACCTTCACCACTGCAAAGACGCCCTTGAAGGTCTTCTTCAGGTTTTCTGCCGTCTCATCCGTGATGATGAGCTTTTTGGTCATCACATCCAGCCCTTCGGCGATGGAGTGGATCTGCTCTCCGCTGGTCGGCGGGAATATCTCGGCGAAGGCGTCGTGGATAGAGCCTGCGACCTTCCCGATGGCGTCCCAGATGTTCCATACGCTGTTGAACAGATGCTCCCGGCCCGACACCTCCGTCAGCCCTTTTGCATACTGCGCAAGGTCGAGACTGCCATCTGCCACCGCATCGTTGAGCTTCAGAAAGGCTTCGTAGTCTTTCTGAATGTAAGGGTATCTCGGGTCGGCTTCATCCATCGTTTCCAGCAGCTCTGCATAGGTCTTGATGGTGTCGCTGAGACTCGTCGTCAGGAGTTCCGCATCCACTTTGCCCTTCTGCAGAGCTTTCGCAAAGCTTCCCTCTTCCTCGATAGCTTCTTCGGTCACGGCGCCTTTTGCCAGCGCCAGCTTTTCCAGCACCGTCGTATAGGCGTCTGCCTGGTCGCCGAAAGCGTCCCGCATCTGCTGCCAGCCGCTGTCAAGGCCCTCTTTCATCCGATCGTTCAGTGCTTCGATGGGCGGCACAAAGATGTCGTACAGCCGGTTCGCCAGCTCCGTCCATGTGTCGGTGGCCTCTTCCTTGTTGCCGAAGATCGTCTCGAACACGGCCATCCATTTTGAACTGACAGCGTCTTTCGCCGAGTCGATGGCCTGTGCAAAGCTGGTGGCCTGCTGGGCGGCGAGAGCGGCGCGTTCTGCCAGCTCCCCGTACTGTCCCTTCAGCTGTTCCAGCGCCTCCGAGCTGGTCATGCCCGGGTTCTTCTGGGTCAGCTCATAGGCCGCCTCCATCATGGAAGCATACTTTGCGAAGGTCTTTTCCATGACCTCCGTGTTGGCCCACTTCTTCTGCAGGCTCGACTCAAAGCTGGCGATGGTCACTTCGCCTTCTTTGATGACACCCAGCTCCACCGCAGTGTCGATAAGCTCCTGTTTCAGGGCTTTCGTCGCCGTACCCATCAGGTTCAGGCTCTTCCAGTCCTGTAGCTGCAAATGTCCGGCGCTGTAGCTCTGGGTCAGGTTTCTGATGGTGCTCTGGAACGCAAAGCCAATCTTGCCCGCGTCTGCGGTGGCGTTCGCGATGCCCATGATCATGGGGATCATCTTGTCGATCCTGCCGCCTGCCGCCGTCATCTGCGAAAGCGCGCTGGTCATCTCGTTGAAACTGTAGCTCGTCTCGTCCGAGTACCACATCAGCTTGTTCAGGTAGCCGTTCACCTGGTCGATGCTCTTGCCGGTGGCGTTCATGATGGTCTGGACATTGCCGGTCTTCTCGGTGTACTTGTCCCAGCCGCTCATCACCTGGTCCACCGAGAGGCTCTTTACCAGCTTCTCTCCGGCGTTCACGAATTTGTTCGTGATGTTCACCAGTGCCGTCGCCGCCACGATCTCGAAAGCGCTGAAATGCCGCTCCAGTACGGTCAGCGATTCGTCCATCGGCCCAAAGTCCACGTCCTTTGCCGCAGCGTTCAGCTTCTCGAGGCCCTTCTCTGCCCCCTTGAACTGCAGCTTCTCCATCAGGCGGTCTACGCTGGCGATGGTCTTCCTGGTGTTTTTTTCAAAGTTTGCATTGTCAAACCGCATTTCGACAACGCGGCTGTCTACTTCCTGACTCATTCTCTCCTCACCTCGCCCCACGCTCTCGCCGCGATCCGGTCAAAGATAGGCCGCATCGCAGGGTTGATGTAATCCACGCCCTCCACGTATCCGCCGTTCCGCGTTCCGTGTCCGTATTGCAGGATGACCGCGATGGGGACACCGTCCACGATGTTCGAGTTCGACCACGTGATGGTAATGCGGTCTTCTCCCTTCGTCACCCGGTAGCTCCAGCTGGCGGCGGTCTTGCCGGTGTCCTTCGGGGTGGCCCTCGCCAGCGCTTCCACGCCCTCCTGCCCGTACCGGTCGAGCACATCGTCCAGCTGCATCTCCGAGCACCGTTTCAAAAAATCCCTCGTCTTCTTCCAGTCGCCTTTCTGGCGGAAAATGATAACTTTGGACATAGCCCTCTCAGTCTCGTCGCTTCGCTCCTCGCTAGCTCTCCCGAAGGGCGAGCCTCTGGCGTGTCGGCCAGCTTTCATTTTGATTGCCTGAAGTTTCTCTTTTCGCAAACGGCAGTGCTCCGCTTTCAAACCAAGGTTTCATTGGAACCTGTCCTCTGTCGCAGCGCACTACTGTTTACGTTATATCGGGCCTTCCTTGTCCAGTAGAAACACATCCGACATGCCAAGGCCTCCCCTCGCTAGGGGAGGTGTCGGCGCAGCCGACGGAGAGGGCTACCCCCTCGTATGCAATCTCGCTTTCCGCTGCTCGTTCAGTGCTCTCTGCTGGGCCAGCAGGTCGCCCTTCTTTATCTTCTTCGGCGGTGTCTGGCTCTCCTGACAGACCCGGATAAGGGTCAGCAATCGGTTCAGGTGCCACCGCTCACACTCTTTCGAGATGCCCAGCTGGAACATCTGACAATAAAGCACCTCGGCTGTCGTCACCGTCTCACTCGTACGGTGTCTTTGCCGGGGTGCTGCTTTCCTGGGTTCGTTCGGTTTCCCTTCCCCGCGAAACCACGTTGCGGTGGCGGGGTCGTCCATATATCGGTTAATGGCGTCATACTGTTCTTTTTTCAGCTTGCGGTAGACGTCGGGCGCAGCACCCTTCGACACAGTCATACAGTGCAGGTAGTCCAGCATCTGCTCCGGGGTCATCGTTCCCGCATTCTGTAAAAACGGTATGTGCCACTTGCTTTCCCATTTAGCCAGAGAGAGCAGCGAGTGCTCCAGCTTCAGCTCTGTCGGGGCAGTGTAATGGAACTCCGCTTTTACGGGGTCCCAGCTCTGCTCCCCGGGGATCGTCAACGTCAGCATCTTGTCACCCTCTCTGGCATAGTTTGATGGAGTGAGCCTCTATAGCAGGGCCCACGATTTTACGTTTCGACGAAACTTTCTTCGTCCAGCTCAGACCTTCCCGTCCTGCCAAAGCGCAGACGGAGAGGTTTATTCTGCACCTGCCCTTTTTCGCCATATTGCGCCTCAAGCGTCCCGCTCATACCTTCCCGACACGCCAGTGGCTCTCCCTTTGGGAGAGCTGGCGCGAAGCGCCTGAGAGGGCAAGGACACTGCCAAAAGAGCTGGCGCGAAGCGCAGACGGAGCGGTTTAGTGATTCTCCGTCACACTGCCGCTCACCACGGCCAGACCAGGCTGTGCAGGCGCAGTGCCGGGCTTATCCTGCATGTCGGCGGGCATCACGCCCTCAAAGAAGTCGGCAGCCTTCTTGCCGCCGTCCTCCAGCAGCTCGATGTACAGGTCGCTGAAGGCCTGAGTGGCCATAAAGTCGTCCAGCACGGCCTGATTCTTGATGAACTTGCGGCCGTCCGGGCTCAGCACGCCGTAGCTCTTGCAGAGGATCTGCTTGAACAGCTGTGCGAGCTCCAGCTGGCTCTTCGACTCGACGATGCGGTTGATCATGGCACTGAAGCCGCCCTCGGTGTTCAGCTCCATCTCCATGATCTCCGCCTTGGTCAGGTTGAAGTAGTAGTCTTCCGTTCTCTCGGTACCACCGAAATCCACGGTGGTCATCGTCTTCTTGAGCATAGTGTCTTCTCCTCCTTAAAGTTCCTTCTGCCTTGCCTCTGTAGCAGGGCAATACCGTTTACGCCCAAACGAAACTTCATTCGTCCAGCTCAGACCTTCCCGTCCTGCCAAAGCCTCCCCTCGCTAGGGGAGGTGGCTGCGCGAAGCGCAGACGGAGAGGTTCGTCTTGTTACAGCGCTCCAAAGGCAGAGCCTTACGCCGCCTTCTCGCTGTCGGTGATCAGCTTGATGAGCTCATCCGGGCTGGGCAGGGTGGCCTCGCTGGCATCCTTAGCACCAGAACCGCCGTCAGCGCCCCAGAGCTTATTCTGGATAGCCAGCACGGTCTTCTCCTTGAGCTTGGTGCAGTCGATCTCCATGTGAGAGGTCGGGCGATGGCCGGTCACGTTCACCGGAGAAGTCGAGCACTCCCAGCTGAAGGTGAGGGCATCCGGGTTGTCGTTGATGGTCGCATAGCTCTTCTCAGAGGGAGAGGCAGTTGCGCTCCACACCACATGGATCTTCTGGCCGGCCTCAGGGTCGATGTCGTTGCCGATGGTGGTCACCCAGCTGAAACCGAAAGCCTTGCGCTTCTGCTGGCCGATGGTGGTACCGGTCGTCACCTGTGCGGAGCCGTCGCAGGGCTCCCACTCGGGCGGATAGGTATAGGCCTCCACCGTAAAGTCATATTCCTCAGCACTGCGCAGAGAAGCATACTTGATGTCGTCTGCGTACAGCTTCGTCTCCTCCGCACCGGAGGGGCTCTCGGTCACGGCAGTCAGGCCATTCCAGGCCACGCCTTTGTTGTAAGCGCCATTAGCGCCCATCGGGTACAGCACACCCTGCTTGGTACCCATCTCGAACTGCTTCTTACCGGTTGCATCCCAGATCAATCTAGCCATAAATTTCCTCCTTATATATAAATGGTAAACGTCGTGTGGTACAGCCCGTCCGAAATAAAAGAACGGTCGCAGGCGCACTTGGGCAGCACGCTTACGGCCGTCTTCAACTTCGAATCGGGATCTCTGTCTATCACCGTCACCGTGTAAAACGGATGTTGGAGATAGACCTTGTCATTTGCGTGGCGGTTCTGGATGCGGCTCTCGCTGTACACGATGCAGGGGTATTTCAGCCTGTATCCGGAGGGCGGCTGGAAATAGAGGTTTTCTGCTTTGCGTGCCTGCCGCAGCACATTCCGCAGCAGGGCGTCAAGCTTCAGCCGTGGTTCCATTCCATATCCCTCCCAGTGTCAGGATGAGCCGGGGGTACTGTACCTTTACCCCCTCGATCTTCCAGTTCTGCCCCATAAAGGTCACGTAGCGCATGGCGTAGAGATTCGCGGTGGCAAAGGGGTCGGCCAGGATGCTCAGCTGGTTGCCCACCGTAATGTCGGGGTTCACCTTTTCGCCGGTATGCATCTGGCGGCCAAACTCCAATACGTCGCCGTAATAGTGCCGTTCCACCATCTTCTCCACGTATACGCTGGGGCTCTCCTCGCCCGTCGCATCCGCAAACCCGATCTTCCCGCTCCACTTCATCGCAGATCTCCATCCTATTTTGATTTTTTAAGAAAGCCTGAGAGGTTTACTCCTTGCTTGTCGTCCAGGTCTTGGCGGCAGTGCCGTCATAGGTCTTCACGCCGGTCGCCTCTGCGTATGCGATGGGCGCGAAATAGTTCTTGTTGTCGCAGATGATAAGGCGGCCCAGCATGAAGGCGCGGCCAATGTCGGCGGCGCTCACCTTCACTTTGTGCTCGGCGTCAGCATACAGCTTGCTGTCGGTGTGGCCGTAAGCGATATATGCGCCCACATGTACGTCCTCGGTACGGTCATAAAAAGGTTTCAGGGTCATTTTTGATCTCCTTTCGTAGGGCCTTGCCTCTGCAGCAGGGCACTATTGTTCACGAAATATCAGACTTTCTCGTCCAGCTCAGAGCTGCCCGACACGCCAGTGGCTCTCCCTTTGGGAGAGCTGGCGAGCGGAGCGAGCCTGAGAGGGCAAGGACACTGTCAAAAGAGCTGACGGAGAGGGTGTCCGGCGCTCTTTACGCAGCCGCCCACTCGATGGCCATCGCACTGTAGGGAGTCGTCAGTGCGCCGGAGCAGCGGGTCTCGATGAGGTACTTCATGGCGTTGTAGTCGATGTCGAAGTCGTCGAACATGGAGACAGCGCCGCCCTTGTCTGCGCCCACGGTGTAGTCGGCCAGATTGACGATGACAGCGGCCAGATCACCGCCCTTGGCACCCTTGCGGCCTTCCATCTCAGACACAGTGACGATCTTGCTCACGCGCAGCTTGCGAGCCAGCGCAGCCTCGTCGGCGTAGAGCGTGCGGCCCATGTTGTCTTCCAGCAGGAGCATCTCGGTCAGAGCGTCCTCAGTGGTGAACATAACCGGGGTGCCGCTGCCGCGGTACTCCTTGCGGCTGCGGATGACCTGCTTGATAAAGGCCTTGTACTTGTCCTCCACCTTGGTCAGGCCGGTCGTAGCCACCTGTACCTTGATGGTAAACAGGTCGGCATCGTTGAAGATGGGACGGATGCAGTTCTCGTCGATCTTGTCCTCGCTTGCCGCCTGACGGCCATCGCCCAGGATATAGGCCAGCGCCAGCTCACGGTTCAGCTTGTAGCGCATCTCGTTGTGCAGCCATGCCACAACGTCGAAGCTGTTGATGTCGATGACGTCGTCGCGGTCGAGCTTCTGCTTCTTGTACACAGTGGTCGGGCCGGTGGAGCGGCGCAGCAGGCCAAAGACCTCTTCCTTCTTGAAGTTGCCCTTCATGTAACCCTTGGCCTGGGCATCTTCCTCGGTCAGGTCTGCGAACATGCTCTTGATGCGGCTGAACGGGATGTGCTTCACGCCGCCCATCACCACGCTCACCCAGTCGTCGGGCTTGTCGATGATGCGGGGCGTGGTGTCCAGCAGGTGGTCCTCCGGGAACAGCCAGTCGATGTTGTCGATGCCGTGGCTCAGGTAGGCCAGCTCCTCACTGGTGATGTCCGAGTTCTCGAAAGCCGCCTTCATGGTGCCGCTGCTCTTGGCACCCTTGATGACAGCGTTGATGTCGCCGATGCTGTGCTTCAGCACGGTCTCGCTGGTATCATGGTCAAACACATTATGCTTCACGGTCGTATCCTCCTCGCCGTCGTCTTCGCCATCCTCGCCGTCTGCCTTTTCCATCGCAAGGCCAACAAGCGCATGACAGCACTCTTTCTGCTCGTCGGTCATGCTGTTGTAGACCTCTTTGAGCGTCTTACCGTTGGTTTCCTCGGCCATCTTGCCGTTCTCCTTCTTGTCGTCGGAGTGGGCCAGTACGGCCTCCTCCAGCGGGTTGCCATCCGGGTCCATGCCATGTTCAAGGCTCAGACTGCCCGGGTCGTTAAAGATAAAGGCTTCACAGCCCTCATCGTCCATATTGTCAGCGCTGTGCTTCACCACTTCCTGGATGAGCGCGCCGGGGTTGCAGCCTGCCAGTACGAGGCTCAGTTCCCGGATGACGCCGTGTTTCACCACCCGTCCGGCCTTCTGCACACCGTTGGCCCAGATGGAAAAAGCGTTCAGGTCCCCGTTCTCCACGCACTTCCTGGCCGTCTGACCGGTGGGCGTGTCGTTGAACTTGGCGTAGGCGTAGACCCCGCCCTTGCGGTTTTCCAGCAGTGCGTGACCAATGAGATTGTCAAGGCTCGAGTGGTCGTGGTTGTACACCAACGGTACAGTCTGGCCGCTGCAGTCCTTGAATGCGTCTTCTGCAATGGTCAGACCGTCGTAACACTTCGTGTTCGCCTTCGTCGCCCAGCCGCTGCAGTCGTAGTCAAAATTCACCATTTTGATTTTTATATCCTCCTTTCTTATAGGTCAGTGTCCTTACCCTCTCAGTCTCGTCGCTTCGCTCCTCGCCAGCTCTCCCAAAGGGAGAGCCACTGGCGTGTCGGTCAGCTTTCGTCTTGAACGCTTGACGTTTTCTCTTATCGTGAGCGGTAGTGCTCCGCTTTCAAACAAAAGTTTCCGTGAAACCTGCCCTATGCAGCAGCGCACTACCGTTTACGCCATATCGAGCTTTTCTTGTCCAGACGAAACACATCCGACATGCCAAGGCCTCTCCCTCTGGGAGAGGTGTCAGCGAAGCTGACGGAGAGGGCTATTCCGTTACCAGCTTCTCAACCGTCTCTCTCCTTCTCGCGGCGGGGTCACTGCCAAACTGTGCCGCCTGTTCCGCGTTCGGAGAAAGATTCTTGTTCAGCAGCTGGTCTGCCTTGGGATCTTTCGAGGGCTTCATGCCGATGGCCTGACGGAACTCATTCGACGTCATGATCTCGTTACGGGTAAACTTGTCTGCCATCTCGGCCACCATCGAGACGGGTGCCAGCTTGAACGGGTCGCGGAAGTACATGATGCTCTGCTTAGCCTTGAGGTCTTCGCGGCTCAGGAACTTCCGCTTCAGTTCATCCACCACAGCCGCCACAAGGGGCTCGATGACTCGGTTCTCGTAATTGGTCATGACAGTGTCGTCCGCTGTGCCGTTCATGATCTCCGGCGTCAGCCCCAGCTGGCTGTAAGCCATGTCGGCCAGGTACTCGATGCTTTTCAGCAGGTTGTTCTCGAGGCTCCGGTTCAGCTGGGTGATATGCTCCGTGGCATCAATGTAGCCGATGCCGTATCGGCTGCCCGCCAGCTGCTCTTCCAGTGTCCTCCGCCGCTCCTGCGCCTGTTCTTTCCGGGCAGGGCTTTTCACGGTGTAGGGCAGCTGGATGATAAGGTCGAGCTTTCCGCTTCCGGCCTGCTCGTCCACGGCGTCCATGATGCGCAGCTTGCTGATGAGCCGCTGGACGGTGCTGTTGGGCTCGTTCATGACAGAGTAGAAGGGGTTCTCCACGATAGCCACCTGCTCTTTCGGCAGGATGACTTCCTCCTTCTGCCCGGTCCTGTCGTTGTAAAGCTCCACCCGCACATCGTCCGGGTACCACTCCTTCACCTTGCCCACCCGCATCGATAGGATCTCTGTCTCCCCCGTCACCGGGTCCTCGTCGATGTCCACCGGCACGATGGCGATGACACCTTCGTCCAGCAGGGAGAGATAGGTGTCGTACCGCAGAGCCCTGCCCGTCTGGTCCTTGTTGGCCGAAAGGTTCAGGCATGAATTAAGGCCCGAGTCCAACACCGCATCGAAGCGGTCGTTTTTGTCGAGCCTTACGTGGTTTATGGTGATCGCTGTGGCGTCCTGCGCCATCCGGGCGTAAATTGCCGTCAGGATGGTACGGTCGGTCGTCCGGTTCAGCCTTGGCCGGTCGGGCCGGTAGCTGTAGCCCCCTCCGTACACCCGGGGAGGGTCCCGGTTCAGAAATGCGTTCCAGGCGTGTTTCAGCCTGGAGCCAAAGGAAAGTTCCATTTTGTAGCCCTCTCAGTCTCGCTCCGCTCGACAGCTCCCCCAGAGTGGGAGCCACTGGCGGGGCGGTCAACTTTCTTTTGTTTTGCTCAAAGTTTCTTATCTCGTACACTGTAGTGCCCTGCTGTCTAGATTCAGCATCTGCTGACCTTGGTAGCAGGGCCCGCCATTTTGAAATTTTAGTAAGCCTTTTTCGTCCAGTAGGGACTTACCCGGCATGCCAATGGCTCTCCCTATGGGAGAGCTGGCGCGCCAGCGCCTGAGAGGGCTATTTCTGGTCGTCTTTCTTCTGCTGATCCTGCTTTGCAGCACTGCCGTTCACCACAGCATTCGCCAGTTCAGGGTTACCCAGCACATCCGAAACGAATTTCTTCGCGCTATAGCTCATCACGCCAGCCGCAGCCTTGGTCAGCACCTGCTTTCCGGCGTCTGACATGACCTGCTTCACAAAGCTCTTGCCGCCGTACACGTCGTTCCGCAGCTGCTTCACGTCCTTCTGGAGCTGCAAGCGCTCCTTTTCGGCCTTCAGCTCCTTGTTGGGGTCGTCGGCCCGGATGTTGGTCTGCCCCTCTAAGTCGCGGTACTGCTTTTCCATCTGAAGCCGGTTGATGCGCGCCCGCAGCTCTTCATCGGAGTAATCCTCGGCTTTCCTGCCCGAGCGCTTCGGCGCATATTCCACCTTGGGCTTTGCGTCCTCACCGGCGTTTCCGTCTCCATAGTGCTTCCTGCCCGCGGCCGTCAGGGTGCCGTTCTTGTTCTGGTATCGCCGCACGCCCCACTTCATGCCTTTGATGCCCCAGTGGTACAGCTCATCTTTGTATCCCTGCATTTTTTGCGGTCACCTCCTGTCAGGAGTCGATTTTGTTGGCGGCTTCGCGAAGCAGGGATGCAGCTTCTGCTTTGCCTTACGCAGTTTCTTATGCCCCTTCTGCTCTTTGCCAAGTCCGCTGTGCTCCAGATAATTCCACCAGTCGTTCACATTGTCCCTCACTTTCACTCTCTGGTTATACTTATAGCTCTTCTGCGCACTGCCCCTCTCGAACAGCCGTGCTCCATTTTGAATTTCTCACCTCCGGTTTATCAACCCTCACTCAAATGCATCCCGGTTCAGCTTCCACGCCACGTAGGCATCCATCAGCGCCGCCACGGCGTCGATCTTCTTGTCGTGCCGCTGCTTGTAGAGCTTCCGGTTCCCGTTTGTGTCCTCCAGCGTGATGCAGTTACCCATGGCAAACTCCATCAGTGCCTCATCGAACAGCAGCTTTCTCTGTTCGCTCAGCTTCTTCAGTTCGCCCAGCGGCACACTCTCCGTCCTTGCGCCCTGAATGACCTTCTCGATGCCAAAGGGGCCGTTCTCCTGCGCCCACCGCTCCACGAATTCCTTCGCGTTGTAGGGGTCGTAGCCAAAGGCCCGCACGTCGTACTCGCTCTGCAGGATGTAGGCGTCGAGGTCGTCGTAAACCTGCATCATGTCCAGCACAGTCCCGTCGAACACCTGCAAAGTACCTTCGTTCATGAACTCCTCGTACTTCTGCCGCATCGCCAGCGGAAGCTGTGAGAGGGTGTAGCTGGTGATGTAATCCCGCGTTTTTACCCCGAAATATCCGTTCTCCAGCGGGAACAGGAAGGTAAACGAGCAGAAATCGTCGCCCAGCGAAAGGTCAGCGCCCATAGCACAGGGCATCTGCCAGAAGTCCCGGTGTCGATGCCGCAGGGTCTCCTCATAAGTAAAGAAGTAGGTGTAGCCTTCCATCGGCAGGTTGAAGCGCTTGGCCAGAATATCATTCCGTGCGCCGGGCGAGTTTTCCGCGCGCTCCACATCCAGCTGGTAAGTCTCGTAGCTCACAGTCTGCCCGAGGTTCGGGTTCGCCTTCAGCCACATTTCCGGCTTGCCTACTTCGTCGATAGAGTCCAGCTTGTAGTAGAAGATGGAGACATGCGGGTTGATATACTCGCCCTTCAGGATCTCCATCAACTCCATTTTGATGGTGTCGCCGCAGCCGTTTCGGACAGTACCCTCCGAGCTTGCCGCCACGATGAGATAATCTTCGTTCTTGGCTGCGCCCTGCTCGATGGCGCCGATGGGGTCCTCCCGGATGTCGCAGGAGAGCCATTCGTCCACGGTCGCCACACGGTCGCGCCGGCCCTGTAATTTCTCAATGGTCATGGGGCGTATCTCCAGCAGCGAGCCCGTCAGGAAATTCTCGATTCCCTTCTTGGTGGAGGCCATCTTCACCCGGTCACTCTTTGCACCCGTGGTGTTCTGGATGCTGCCCATGGTCATAAACTTAAAAACAGGCCCTCTCGCCCGCGCCAGTGCTGTCCGGAACGGAGAGAGGACTTCTTCTGCCTGTTTCATGGTTGGGGCGGTCGTCACCTGCTGGGTCGTGCTCTTGTCCACCGTCATAAAGTAGGCCTGTAAGCACTCCAGATACATGGTCTTTGCGGCCGCACGGGTAATGATGAGATACTGCTTGGTGATGAGCCGCTTCTTGATGCGCTTGCGCTCGTAGTGTCCCCCGTGTCCTCCGGGCTCCGGCACGTACACACTCCGTTCCACAAAGTAGTACCAGCCGAAGATCTCCTCTGCCCAGAGCTTGAAGCTGTCCAGCAGTTTCAGATCACTGCCGTCGGTCAGTGTCAGCTCCCTCTCGCAGAACTTGATAAAGCCGTTGACGGCCTTGTCGTCGTAGTAAACGCCCGGGTTCGCGATGAGGTCGTCGATCCGGTTCATTTCCATTGAAATTTCCCGGCAGACAGGTATCTCGCCCCGCATCACGGCCTCCCGGAACCGGCCGTAGTAGATGGGCGTGGCCGTGTTCGAGAGTGCCATAATTTTATTCTCCTAAGTCCTATTCATTGCAGGTTCGTGCCGTACCGCAGCGAAAATGAGGTTTTCATCAAGGTCCAGTATAATAAGGTAGCGCTGTCACAGTGTCTCGCTTTGTAATACGGCTTTTTCGGATTGTCGAAGCACTCCTTCGAGTTCGGGCATTTCAATGACTTGAAGTTGGCGCAGGTCCGGCAGAGGCTGTAAGCGTCCGTCATATTCCAGTTCACCGTTTCAGCCGCCCATAGACGCATCGCTTCCTCCTGTATATCATGCATATCGTTTCATCCATGTCTCCCTCATAGGGTGTGCTCACACGTTCCGTTTCACCGCAGCAGGAGTCCTCGCCGATCTCCGTTATGACTCCGCTTTATCAAACTCGATGTTCAGCCGGAACTCCATTTCTGCAACGGTATTTTTCAGCGCCTCCATGGCGGTCGAACTCTGCGGCGGGTCGAACGCGAGCCTTACCTTTGCGCCCATGTAGGACGCGATGGTCTTCGCCCGCTCGTCTCCGGGCAGAAAATCGTCCCACACGGCACTTGCGTCCACGATGCCAAAGCCCTTCTCCGGCCCCACGCCCAGCTGCTGCAGCACCAGAAATACCGCGTTGATGTGCATGATGATGTCCGCATCGAACTCCGTGTAGCTCTCCGCTATCCCCAGCAGCTTCTTCACACTTGTCAGGATACTGTCCATGCCGCGCCTCCGTCAATGTGCAGTGTTTCCGTCCGCAATGCACTGGCTCTCCCCCACTTCTTATACACGTCAAGGTAGGTCTCCTTCTTGTCGCCATTGTGGGTGATCTCATAGTACATGACGTCAGATACGGTGGCGCTCACAAGCGCCTTCCAGTTCTGCAAGGTCTTCGAGAACCGTATGACGAACACATCCTCCATCGTCAGTTTTTTACCGTCGGCTGCGTCCACATGACTGTTGAAGTAGTCCACCACCAGCTGCTTTGCTCTGGTCATAAAGTCTCTCTGTTCCATTTTGATTCCTCCTTGGCATCGCTGTCGCCACCCATAATGTAGCTCAGCATGGCATAATACCAGTCCTTCTGAGCCCTCGCCAGCAGTTCCAGTTCGGCCAGATGGCGAGGCGCGCCGTCCTTCCCATGGGTCGCTTCTTTCTGTGCAGCAGCTTCAACAATCTCGGTCAGCTTCTGAAGATCAACGGTGACCAGCCCGGATTTCAGAGCATCGTCAAAGTCGAAGCCTCTGTTCCGCGGTACAGCCGTATAGTCCTGCTGGAGCCCGGCTTCCGAAATACCCACATTCGCCCAGAGCAATACCTCGTCCAGCTTGGTCAGTGCCAGGCTTCTCGCGCGGCTCGGTGCAAGGTGTTGAAGCATTGCCTCTGCCTCTTCCAGCTTCCGCCGCAGAAGGATACTGTATTCCGCTTCCCGCTCGTCAAACTTTTTTCTCGCGTACATCTTATCACTCCATAACCTGTTCCCAGTCATCGCAGCAGGTCACATTCAGCATCATGCCAATATCTTTGACCTTGCGGAAGTTGACCTCTTCGCCGTTTTCCAGGTGGATCAGAAGCTCTGTGCCGGAAATACGCCAGTAGGCATTCTTCCAGCCCCGCCGTTTCACTTTGTACCCCTGCTTCATGCTAAGCCAAGCCGTCGTCCAGTTCATCCTATTTCCTCCAAGGGCAGGTATCCCCTGCTGTTCTCTTGCCATCCGGCATCTTCGGCCCGTCCCCGGTGCCGTAATGGATGGTCTTGTGGGTCGCATCCGACACGCTGATCACATTCTCCGGGTCGAACAATGCTTCCCGGTGCTCGAGAATATCCTCTTTCGTCAGAGGGTTGATGTGGTGTATCGTAATGCGCGCCCGGCTCATCTTTCCACCGCTGACCGCGATGTCCGCGATCGGGTGGTCTTTGCACCCGAGGTCGCAGCCTCCGTCCCGCACGATGATCCTGTCCCGGAACTGCCGCCACTCCTTCGAGCGGTAAAAGTCCTGGTTCAGGTATCGGTCAAACCCGAAGGTGTCCTTCCCCACCTCCCCATGCAGCTGCAAATATCCAAGCCTATCCTCAAACGTCCCCAGCCTGCACAGCTCCGAATAGCTTTTCATTCTACTTTATCGGCCTTCCCTTTCGGTAATTTACAAGGTTCTTCTGCTGTGATATACTCTTTCGTAACCGGAACATTTCGATGAGGAGAGGTATCTTTATGTTAATTGCCACCTGTTCTTCCTGCGGCACCCAGAACCCGATCGACGAAAGTCATCCAGACGAGATCATATGCTCCGGATGCCATAAAACGCTTCATCTCAATTACCCCGATACCGAGCAAAAAGTAAGTATGAAAACGAGGGTAAAAACGAGCGTATCCAATGCCGTTTCTGCTACAGGTGCATTTGTAAAGCGTCATCGCAAAGTCATCCTGCTCGGTATACTTGCTGTCTGTGGACTTTTCTGGGAGTATAAGCGCCAAAGCGACGCCTCTTGCCAGCTTCCTCAGTCTCCCACGCCTACCTCAGATCCGTCCGATTCGTTGAGTGATGCGGCGGACGAAGTGGTGAACGATCCTGTATCTTACGAACCTGATGACTCAGACGAAGATACATACACCGATTGGGATATTTTGTCCTATCTCTCTGAGAACTGTATGAACTGCGGCGCTCCTCTTGCAGGCGGATACTATACGTCCCCGTGGGAAGACGATGACAACGAATATGGTTACTGGGTCTGCCCACGCTGTGGATGTATCAACACCGACTGGAACTCCGGAGACGACGATTGATCATCCGCGTACCTTTTCTGCACCCGGATACTGCTTCAAAAGTCATACTCGTCATCCCCTGCCGTTGTATCTCCACACCGCCTTGATGGCCTCTTCGTACAGCTCGTCCGAGTGCTTTGCATTTTGCAGCGTCTCTGTCTTCGCCCGCAGCAGTGTGTTTTCTTCCTCGAGCTTCTGCTTTTCCCGCATCGTCTTACTCATCGCCGGCTTATAGTCTCATTCCATAAAAACTTCCGATCCTTCGCCATCATCCTCGCCGGAATACTCTCTCATAGCCTTGAGCACTTCCCGGTACAGCTCTTCGTTGTCCTTCGCTGCATTGATGGCCTCAGTCTTCGCCTGCAGCAGCTTGTTTTCTTCCTCGAGCTTCTGCTTTTCCAGCATCGTTTTACTCGTCGCCAGCTTCAGGAAGTGAGTGGTCTCTGCAGAAGAGGCTGTTCCTTCCCGTATCCGCTTTTCCACCAAGTCCATCGCCAGTGAGATCATCTGGTTTTCTCTCGCTTCCGGAGTCAGTGCCGGCCTCATTGCGGGCAGGTCGGCGCCGGAAGTTTTTCTTGCGCCCATTTCCGGCACCATCCTTTCTGTTTTTTTTTTACACGGCATCACTGGTATTTTGCCGCGCAGGGTTAGCCGAGACTAATTCTCTGGCAAAAAATATAAAGGCTTTTCTAAGGGTTCACGGGCAGCCTGATGCAAAGCAGCTGAAAGGAGAAAAAGTATGAAAGTTCTGTTAGGAGGTTGAACATTCAAGAAAACGTATCCCGTACAAGGCATCGTCCAAGCGGTGCAAATGGAGAAACAACGCCCGTGAACCCTTAGAAAAACCGCCGAAGCCCGGTCTACTCCCCAGACCTCGGCAAGTTTGCTCTATAAAATATCAATGGAGATCAATACCAGGCATGAAAGCCCAAATATCAATTTTCCCTCCGGAGAAATATCAAAGACCGGCGCGATTTGAGAGGGGGTGTTGATTTTGCGACCCCCTCCCTATCCCCTTACGCGCTTTGCGCAAGGGTCGTGTCGTCTTTGACCTCCATCTTGAGCTTCTTGTAGATGTTGAGCGGGTCATTGGCGATGATTTCGTCAATAGCCTGCTCAATTTCGTATGCGTTCTCCGCATCCGTCAGCTGGTCAGAGGTATAGGCCACCCGCATCAGCAGACCGCAGGAGTTGTACCCCTTATCAATATCGAATCTATACCAGTCCTCGAACTGGCTGTACGGATTGTAAGGGTTGTCGGTCGTTGTTAAAAAGCATCGAATCATAATTCAAAGCCTTCCTTACTTATTAAGAGCACTGTAGACAGTGGACTCAGGAACACCACAAGCTTTGGCAATCTCGTTATAGGTATACCCGTTGGCGAGCATCGCTTTTGCTTTGGCCATCTTCGCGCTGGTCATTACAGTCGCTGCTTTCGGCATCGCGCGCTTTACGATTTCGTCCGACTTAGAAGCATTAAGAATCTTTGTCAACTTGGAATCCGAAATTGCGCCTTTCTGCACAGCTTCCCATTCACGGTCTGTGAACACAATGCGTGTCTTGCTTCCGCTTGCGCCGATTGAATCACGCGCACGCTGCATCTCAACGGAAGAGATCTTCTTGATTTCCTTCTTGTCAAGCTTAGGATCAAGGTCCAGAGCCTGAATCTTTGCCTTAATGTTCGCGTTTGCTATCACCATGGCGCGGCGCTCTTTCGGCTTGTTAGCAATGACAGCCTCAAGCTTCGCGTTGATGGAATCAACTTCCGTGCGATACTCTTTCGCAGCCGAAGGGCTGTAAACCAAACCCTTCATGTTAGCGGCTTCTTTCCGAGCCTGCCGTGCAAGTGATTTCAGCTCGTTCGAGAAATCTGCATACAGATTCTCCTGCGGTGTACCGGAAGAGAGGGTGCGCGCATCGGGCGTCATGGAAATAAGGCTTACCTTCTGCTGTGCATCAACAAACTCGCCTTTCTTCTTATCGAAATACCGGCGGCCAGACTCTTTGTAGATAAGCTCACCAGTTTCCTTATCAATGTGGGCACTACCCTTACGTTCGGGGACATATACGGTCTGCTTACGGCGAGACAGCAGTGTAGATGCACCACCAAAGTGTTCATTGCCGTCCTCATCCACACGAATCTGCCACTTTTTCTTCAGTTCCTGAATACCATTCTCCCGCTCAGACCGCTTGTAATCCAGCTTGTGCTTTTCTGCATCGATGACTACCATCGAATGCTTGACTGCACGAGCAATCTCCTTTTCATCTGCACCGCGGAGGGTCATATCCGTGATGAGGTTAGAGATGATGCCCATCTCTTTCTGCTTCTCTTCCTTCTTCATCAGGCGTACACCATTCGGGTTGCCTTCCGGGACAGCATAAGCAGTCTTAGGGTCAAAGTCTTTCAGGTCTCTCAGTGCAGCTGTCGCTTTGACGGCCACCTTGCTGGAAATGGGGATAGCAACGACAGTATCACCATCGAAATCTGCACCAGATAGGCGCTCTGCGACTTTGGAGTTGATACCGATGGCATCCTGAATATTGCCGAAGTTTCGCTTGCCACTGACATTCTTGTTGTTGACCGTAACGATAGGAATCTCAAAAGTACCCGCATGAGGATAACGAATCAGTGCAAGCTGAGTGCTGTTCTCATAAGTCGGGCAGTAGCACTCTTTCTCGCTGATTTTAGTCAGGGGCAGGATGACCTTAGTAGACTGACCCGGGAAAGACGAAGCCTTCAACGTCATTGAGTTCCCCTCGCAGGTATCTGCGAAATCAATCAGCAGTTTCTTCTTGATAGTCGGGTTGTCATAGTTCATGATCTCTTCGTACTCAGCCTTGCGGTCAGCCAGAGTAAGATTGAGTTGCTGCTTAATGAGTTTGATGGGCTGCTTGGAGAGGAACTGCGAGGACAAATTTTTTGCCATCGTGTCCCATTCGCCTTCCTCACGGAGCTTATTGATGGGGGAAAGATGCTTCTTCCCGTCGGCACCAATGTACTCGCTTTGTCCAGCCGCAGTAAGAGCTGCACCAAAGGGATTGTCCGGGTCATCCTTGATGGGCTTGAGCACCTTCATCTTGGGCGTGCCAGAGGGTTTGTTCGTATTGAAAATGACATCATATCCATCAGGCACATCGTCAGAATAAACAGCCATACCCTTGAGATAGTGGCTGTTATCCACCATAATGCGGACCTGCGCATAGTGGCTGTTGCCAAGGCTCAGGTCATCCACGCCGCGGCGAATCTCGATGACACCATCCTTGTCCAAACCCCCTTCGTCACCGTAGCGAATCGCAACACGGTCGGAACTCATGCTGGACGGACGCTGGAGCTTCTGGAATGTCTCACCACCATCATCCGAGTGGTAGTCACCCAAAGACTGAATGTCACCCTGATGCTCATATGCATACTTCTGGTTGTACTCGGGCTTTGCCAAAACAGTGACATTTGTCTGCTGGTTGATGTTGGTTGGCTGACGAATACCAACGCCGTAGCGCTGATAACCATACTCCGCCTCGAGGATGTAGATGGCTTCGTCAAGCTTACCTTCAGAGACGCCAAGAACCAGATTTGTGCCTTCAGACACGTCAATCATGCCCTTTTTATCGACTTCCGCCTTCAGCGTCTCGGCGATTTTCTGAGCCTGATTTGCCTTCTCGCCGATACCGTTGTTGTACATGGAGCGAACAGTAGACTCAGAAAGGCCTAACTTCGCGCCGATTTCAGTCCACTTCAGATTGTCCTGCTTCAGAGCGCGAATCTGGTCGTACTGGAGCGCTTTCCGCTCATGAAGAGCCTTCTGCTGAGCAACTCGGAACTCAGTCGTTCCCATCTTGTACTCGTCGGGCAGCGTTGCATTGATCTGTTCGAGAATCTCTTTCTCAGTGAACTTGCCGGTCTTCTTCAGTTCCTCAACACGGGAAAGAAAATCGCCGGAACGCTGGTAAGGATTCTCACCAGATCCCCACGGATAGCGGCCGGAATGTCGCTTAGTACCGTAGTGTTCGAGGCTGTCGGTCTCGTCGTCCACGTCATAAAAGAATTTGATGTCTTTTTCAATCGGATTCATACTGCTTCTCCTAACTTCAATTCCGTAATGATTTTATCGAATTCGATGATTTTGTCCATGATAGGCTTGATTTCGGCCTCGGTCGGGTTGACCGTAAAGACATCATCGTTCTGATAAATGCGGTTTTCGATCTGGATGTCCTGCGGGTGTACGCGGTACTCCAGACAGAAAAGTGCATCATAAATAAAGAGCTGCTCCATATGTGCAGGAACAGCTCCAGTCTTGAGGTCATGGATTCGCAGTAAATTGTTCTTAAAAGTGATAGAATCTGCCGTGCCGAAGCAGTTGCCCGAATAAAAGAGCACCTGTTCGGGTGTCATACGGAAGCCGATGGCATCGTTGACGTAGGCGTTGAGCGTCTTTTTGCTCTTCGGCAGCTTCTGACCAAGAGCAATACACTCTGCCGCAAATGCGTGCAGCCTTGTGCCATTTTCCTTGGCCTGATAGCTGGCATAGGTCTCGGCAAGGCGCGCAGCATCATAGTTTATCCAATGATACTTACTCGCACCCAGAAAGGCATGCTGACCCACGAGCCTGGAATGATCGTTCCAGTTCATTCAGTATCTCCTCCTTGTTCTCCGGGTAGATGAAAGCAGCATAGCTCATCTCGTTCATCTTTTCTACATAATAGTCCTGATTTGGGCGATGAGATGCTCTTGCTGACTTCTTGCCTTCCAGTGCGGCCCATGTGTCTTCGTACAGAACCACGAGGTCAGGAATACCCTGTATCTCGTTAGGGTCTGCGTGGAGCACAATGCAGCCGGGAAAGCGAGACTTCAGCTCTTTCACCAAGCCGGTCTTGAATGTGTTTTCTAACATGTCAACCTCCAAAATAAAAAAAAGGAGTAGAGCACGTCTGAGACGCATTCTACTCCTCCTCATAAAAGAGGCAGATTTTTTCGCGTGAATTTTTCACGCGAGATGGGTTTTGGGGGCAAAAAGAAAAGCCCTTACGCAAATCATGTAAGGGCCAAGAAAATATGTTATCTGCTAGTTGAGATTGAAAAATTCCAGGTCGTAATTCGGCGCACCTGCCTCGAACATCATGTGGCCAGTTGCATCGGGCATATACTTATACTCGCCGAAATCCTCATGGGGTGCAAGATTGTGTGCCATATAGCTCTCAGGACGGATAGGCCTTGAAAATTCACTGCTGTTCCGGGTAGTCTTGCACTTGGGGCAGTACCACTCCTCATATGCTTCTTCGACCAGTGGTGTGCCGCATTCGCAAATCGGAGCTTTGGTATGTACCTCAGCGAACTTGTCGGCGTAGCAATGTACTTCGTTTCCGAAGCTATCGGTGGTTACCCATTCTTCAATCCCGGCGTCATTGATAAAGGACTTCTCGTAGTCTTTCATTATTTTCACCTCTCGAAAAAGTGCGGTCATCGGTAGTCTTTACTATATGCTCATTGGCAAGTTTATGCAAGTCTACATTATAGACAGAATGTGAATTTTTTGTGCTATGGCCAAAAGCCCACTTTTTATCGTTAGTTATTATATTATTTTATCAAAATTTTTATTAAATTGAATAAAAAAGTGGGCTTTTGGGCTTTTTGTATATTTTTAACGTAAATACGTTAAATTTTGTGGCTAAAAATATTTTCAAAAGTGGGCAGAAAGTGGGCTTTTGGGCATTAGGGCCTCGCTCGACCGGTTAAATCATGCCTTTTTCGCTTAGCCAAATGAAAAGTGATAGCAGAAACATAAGAATCAACGCGCCTATGAGAACTTTTTTTGCTTGCGCATCATGCTCATGCCGCTTATTTTCTTCAAACTCCATCTTCTTCAGCTCGAGCTCCTTGGCGTCCTTAGACTCCTGAATCCGTGCTTCATCCACGAATCGATGCGTCTCCTGATAGTCATCGAGCCGCACTTTCGTCCCGCAATACTCACAGAACATAAAGTCGCGGTTCTCATCTTTAACCGTAAGCTCGCCGCCACAGCTAGGACATTTTACCGTTCGTGCCATAAAAGCACCTCCTCGTCATTGAATTAAGAATACCATTGAAGTGTTGAAACGTCAAGGATTTTAGGGCGGAAGAGACCACTTTATATTATTTTTGAATTTTATCATGATAGCTCCTTTCATTCTTTGTTTTCATGTGGTACACTTGATTCATCGCCCCTATCGAGTGAAAGGAGTCCATATGTCCGATTTACCGGCAGTTCAATCCATAAAAATAGCTGACATTTTACTTTCTTATAGCGATCTGATTGATAAAACTGGCTTATCCACAATAAGTGCAAACATGGCCAACCAGTATCTTGAAAAGTATCCAAGGCCTCAGAAGGCAGCAAGTCATCTCATCAGTGCTTTTATACCTCAAATCGTTCTTCTAGGAGTGCCTTCAAGCTTTCCGGATACACCTGATTATACTTCAGTTAAAAAGACAGCTGCTGCTGCAAGTGTTTTGCTGCAAATTCTAATGAGTCTTTCTGTAGCCTATATTGCGGGGTTTGAGCCGTCAGACCATGAGGTTCAAGTATTTATCATGTCTAAGAGTACCATTGCTTTAGCCGCAAAAGCTTTTCAACCGTATGCGGTCGAGTTTGGAAATCACATGGCTGAACATTTAATTGACAGCATTCCTCGAGAGGCTATCGATTCAATAAACAATGCTGCTGGGTATCGAGCAGTTACAAAATATGGCGAAACCGGAACAATCAATTTGAGCGACTGGGAATGGCTTGGTGGACTAGCAGCGGGTGCTATTGTGGATTTAAGTTCATCAACTTTTATTGGCTGGCGTACATATCATACGTTTTTCAAGAAACTTACACCTCCCGCTAGAGCGATTCATTCTTCAGAAATCGCGGATGTTACAAGTTCCGAATCCCCCACAAAATCAAAAACAACACATAGACAGTAGCAGGGTACTTTACAGTCAAGAAAGCACCAACAAGTATTCCGCCATATTCTACAGCGTTTTTCCAGCTAATTTTCTTTTCCATAATAATTTCTCCTTTACTTCTTATTCTAGAATAGAAAAAATAAAGAGCCGCAGATTTCTCCACGGCTCAGTGCTTTACTCCATATCTTCTCTCAGCAACAGCCATCCCGCCGCAGCATACAAAAAGCTCTTGACCGAAACCGACCCATAGTAGACATTTCCCATGACCTCGCACAAGTTTCGCTTTGCTGTTTCATCCGTGCGATAAGCCGCAAAATCCACGGCCCTGCGTATCGCTCGGTCGATAGAGTTGTATGATTGCCCATGCCGCTTACTCAGGCTGATGAAAATATCCGTCTGGTTGATTTTCCTGCCCTTCCGAACGTACTCCATCGACTGCTCCAACGTCTCGCCAAGCAGTTCGAAGCCGGTCATTTTGTCCGGAATGCCAAGCCAAAGAAGAAATTCCCGAGTGGAATCGTTCATTCTTTCACCATACTCCCTTCCGCATCTTCACAAGAAAATCATACGTTTTCTGCTGCATCATAATCACATTCTTTCAATATAAAGCAAAAGATGCTAACGCCAATATAACACCTATGCCGTATATGACTTCAGTAATATCTTTCTCGAGTTTTACCCCGTAACGACTCCCGAAATAGAAGATTTGACAAGCGAACCCAATAGTGAATAAGACCTTATGCATCAGCTTTCACCATACTTTCTTTGCTGATTTTCACAAATTCGATGGCTACTTTTAACAGCAAAATCTGAATTTCTTTTGCACTTTTAAGCATCTCGCCAATATCTTTAATCACCCTGTGACTCTTGATATGTAAACTTACATATTCATTCGGATCGAAGGTTTCAGCATAACCAATAAACATCTCGACAAAGTCGTCTCCATTAAAGTTTACAATATATGATCCCCATGAACTATCGTGATAGAGATTACATCCCGCTTTGGTCGTGTATAAGCCGAATCCGAATTGATCTAATACCTCAATATATCGTTCGTCAATTTTCTTCATGCTTACTTCACCATACTCCCCTTCCGCGTCTGGTCATCCGCCGGCCAGAATGTGTAAATATCATCGAACACCACCGGAATCTTCTTCTGAACCTCCAGCAGCAGCGGACACATCAGCTCACGCATCTGTGGATGCGCCGCCACAGGAGTACGCAGCTTGAAGATGTTGCGCCACTCACGGTAGTTTGCAGTAATCACGATCTCTGTCTTCAGACACAACGGCAGCACACAGCGAGCTTGTTCGGGACGCATGCCGTTAGCGATCATAAGCTTGTAGTCCTTTTCGGCATAAGTCATGGCTTCAAGGAACGAACTCTTGATCGTAACCTCGCTATCGTTCAGTTCACAATACTGCTCGCCACGAATATAAGAAGGCCAGATAAACGTCAGCTCCCCTCCAAACTTCTCCTTCGAGTAGTTGCAGTACCGTGTGCTCTCCTGTGCAAAGCTCGCAATGCGGTGCCGCACCAGCTCATTGGCAATGCCCCGGTCACACGTAAACAGCACGGACAGTTGCGAATGCTCCAGCATAGCCTCATGCCCCTGCTTCACCAGAAAGCCAACCAGTTTCTTTGCCGACTCGCCATCCGGAGTGATTTTGTCCTCGCTCTTGTAGCAGATCCGGGCCACTCGCTCGATCTTCTGGAGCTCTTTGATGCCGCCCTCAGAAATATCAGTAAGGATTTCGTATTTGGGTTCAACGATTTTCATAATTGGTTCTCCTTTTCATCAATCTATCCAACATTTCAAGCTGACCGAGGCTTTTTCCGTTGGCTCTTGCGACAACAATATTGATATTAAGATCTGTGATCGGAATAATATATCCAAGATGCTCCATTCTTTTATGATCACAGGTAGAGGCTTTATGACAAACAGCGCACCTTCCAGCTAACTGAGTATAAGCTCCAAATGCCTCATTCATGTAAAAACCTCCAGAATCGAATTGAGCAACAAATCAAAATACCGCTTAAAAAACAAAGCGAGTCGGTGCAGCCAATACTGAGGCTCGGACGGAATATCTCTTTCTTGATCCCGCAGTGCATAGTACAGCCATCGGTCAAATTTGCGAAACGAAATATTATTCGCCAAACACCATAGCTGAGCATCTCGATAGCTGATTTCATTGTGAATGCATAGTTCAACCACATCTTGCAGCGTATCGTTGGCTTTTACCATTTCCAGCTTATGAGTTTCATAATCCTCAGAATATAGCCCGATCTCCTTCGTTGGTTCGCCGGCATTGCGAATCAGAATGATGCACGGCTCATTATTTGCATATAAAATATCAATCGTTTCGGCGTTTACTATCTCTCTTGCCTGGTTAACTGTGATTTTTCCTGTATCTACCAGGTCGGCTATCCAACGAATATCACTATGCATCATTCACCTCACCCCAAGAATCTGAAGATAATGAACCACAGGCACTTCAGCGTAAATGCAATGATTATCAGCCACGCGCAGGCCGTGATAGTCACCGCCAGAACGCCGCCAATAAACTTGCCGATTTTTTCATACATACTCATTGCTCCTCCTTCTGGTACCCGATGAAGTCCCCAACGCCGATGTCACCGTTCGGACATGTATGTGCCCTATACAGCCTCGGTGCTAAAGGCATCTCTTTGTGATCCCACTCAAGTTCGCCATTGACCCTGTTCAGGAAATTATTCAGCTCAATATACATGACAGTCTCGGTATGTACCGTCACCGGGCAGAACTCATTCCCGCATTTGCGGCAACGATAAATCTGATGGTAGTACGTCATAATGTGGCGCCTCCCATTAGTGTCTTAACTCTACTCTCAGCAGCGCACAGCTCGAAGATAGCCTCCGATGCGTACTCCTGATCGCAGAAGTTGAAGTGATTCTCCGCGATTTCCAGCTCCCTCAGAGGATTGAGGAACTTGCGCTGACGAGCATCCTTGAAAATATCCATCAACCAGTCATACGGAGAGCTGAGTATCAGGAAATTGATAACGAACGCGATAATTTTCTGAAGCATATTTCTTATTCCTTTTCATAAAATAAAGAGCCGCAGATTTCTCCACGGCTCTGTCCAGAATATCTTTTTGACGAAATCAACGATTTTGCGCAATATAATTTTTACGAAGTCCTCCTTTTTTGCATCCAAATTCTTTTCGGCGACGGTTAATCCATTCAGAAACTTTAGGAGAAAGTGGTGCGCCCTTTTTCACAATCAGAATTGCCTGCACATATTCTTTATGAGCTGGCACATACATCCAACACTGAGTATTGTCATTATGGTCAACTGCATCACCAATCCACAAACGTGCAGGTCAAACATGGTTTGAGTGATAGAATATGCTTCCCTCCAAATAATTGAACCAGAAATACTTATGGACGACCTTTCGATCAATAAGTTTTCGTGTCTTCTTAGACATATTTCTCATTTAATTTTCACCTTTGCTTCCTCAAACTTCAGAGGTTTCACCGTACCCTCCCGCGCACACTCCGTCAGGCACTCGTTGCAGGGTTCGTCCGTCTCCAGCACCTTGAAGTTCTTGCACTTCGGACAGTGGGTCGCATAGTCCACTTCGCGCATCCAGTCACTCATTTGTTCCTACCTCCGTAAAGCCAGTAATTTTCATGCAATGGCTGCACCTTCCAAGAACGGAATCAACAATCGGTGACTTTTCCATAGCGGCCTCCCATTGTTTTTTGGCGATAATAAATTGAGCACCGCACGTGTTACAACTGATGCATATAGCCGGTTCGCAAATATCGTCCTCGAATTCAATACTTTCTGACTCTGCATCCAGCGTCGGTAGCTTCCACCTATCATCCAACTCCGGATGCGTCTCTCGCTGGTTCAATGCCCAGAGTAGATTCCAGCAGGCAGCACGCAGGTGATCCTCATCGTCCATGCCGACCATGTACTTTGCCAGATGCCGAGAAGCACTGTCCAGCAACGAATGTAGCGGGATGCCCTTATCCACGTTGTGCTCGCCATACTTCAGTGCTCCCTCCTCGCAGTGCTTGCTGACCTCCATGATGCCATACCAAGGCAGAAGGTCCATTCGACCTTTTCCAGCGTGCATGTCGCGCTTGGCACCGGTTTCAAACTCGGTGCGCTCTCCAGAATCTTTGATCATTTCTTTTTCCTCCATGTGTAATAAACAGCATAAAGCTGGTTGCGCTCTTTTAGTCTATTGACAATTTGTTTATTGATTTCAATGTGAGCTCTTGGATTAAAAAGTTGCTCAGGACAATGAATCAGACAGTATCTTGCATTAACCGGGATTAGTGGCTCCTCTGGTAGAATTAGAAAACGCCCAACAAAAACACCATCAGGCCTTCTGACCAGATATTTCCAAACAGCAGATAACGGACTACTCTGATATGGATAAAATGTCACGATGGAATCGTTGAAAGTCTTCGTGCAATGACAATTAGCATGGAGAACCTTGACAAGCTTCTTTCTATTTTTCTTTGAAATATTTCTCATTAGCAGAACCTCCTGATTCTTCCCTGCATAACCTTGTTGGGAATATTCAGCCACCGGATTTTGCACTTGTCCTTGTAGTCAGGACGCAGCTTCTGTAGAATCATCTTTAATGGCTGCCTTGGCCGCGTCATGCAAATATCAAGGACTTCCTGCTGCCGGCTTTCATCGGAATTGACAAGCCTACTCAACATACTCTTGATTTCTTCAAACAAGTCCATAAAATAAGCCGTCACTTTCTCGCAGCATTCCGCGATCGCGTTTAAGACATCTGCAAGTTGCTCACAGGTCGTCGCAGTACGCCTCAAAGAATCATAAATGTCATGCTCCATAAAATTTCCTTTCGTTAAACGCTTTCTTTGAGTTCAGCGCCCTTGAAATAGCGAGGTCGATTCCTGCTCGGGACTTTAAGTGGTAATACCAGAGATCCTTATACGGCGTATTCAGTCTGTCGATTCGCCCCGCAGCCTGCTCCATAATCTTATAGGAGTAGTTCTGGCTGTAGAATATAATGGTGTCCGTCTTGATGCAGTTCCAGCCCTCTGCCCCGGCGTTGTACTGCACGAGATAAACCCACCTGTCACCGTCAGGAATTGGCTGATGTTTATGACCATTCCACTGGGCAACCTCAACCCCTGTGCCGTAGTTCAACCCGAGCAGAATATCCAGCTCGTAGTCGAAATTGTAGAATATAATCACTCTTGGCCGCGTCATGCAAATATCAAGGACTTCCTGCTGCCGGCTTTCATCGGAATTGACAAGCTTCCTCAACATATAGCAAAACTCGCTGGCTGTCTCTATTGGTCTATCTTCCCAAGGATTCCAGCGGTTCTTGCAGATTTGCAAATACTTCGGCTTATCGTAGTCTACGAAAATATTCTCATGGTGGGACACTGTGGCCCGCTCGAAGTCCATGTCAACCAGAATCCGTTCCCGCAGCCGTACCAGTCGCTGCGTGTTCAAATATCTGTCGATCTTCGGATATTTGGAAAAGCGGCTGTAGACCACATGCTGGTTGTTGAATTCAGTCCGATTTCGGAAGAAACCATTTGCGATGAACACCGGAATATAATCTGTCCAGCAGTCCCCCGGCGTAGCGCTCAGAAGAATCCACTCATTTTCCTTTGCGATTTTCAGGAAAGACTTGACCCATTTACCACTGCCAACGACTCTCTGTTCATCAAATATAACAAACGCATTCTTCACGCCAACGTACTTCCCAATATTGTTCCACGAGTCTACGACGACCGTATGCTCGTAAATATCAAGTTTCGGGTCCGTTCCCATGTAGAAATGAGCCAATTCCTCGTCCCATTCGCCGGTATCTCGTTTTCGAGCTGTGGTAATGATATAAAGATCCGGTGGTTCTGTCATCCTTGCATATTCTTTTGTATTTATTTGTCCACCATAGAGTCTGTAGTAAAACGCCAAACTCGTTCTCGATTTTCCGCTTCCTACGCCTCCGCATAAGATGCATCCGATTTTCATACGGTTGATCGCATCTAATTGATAGTCGTAGAGCGTTACACCTGACATCAGGTCGCTCACCTCATTTCCAACGTCACATAAATGGCACTTTTATCGCAGTGATTCTCGTAGGCCAGAAGCGAGATCGTCGCCTCTTCCTCATCTTCGCCCTCCCCTCTGACAGTATAAGCAAAGAGTTCCTTCCGATTTTTACGGAAAACCTTCCAGAGTTCTTTCTTTTTAGTGGAGTCTGTGCTTTTTGCAGCAGGACGTATATTGCAAGCCTTATCTACTCTGCGAAGTCCGCCCATAAATATTACGCCTCCTCAAGATGGCAGAAGTCCGTGTAATAAACCAGGTTGTAATTCAGCGGATGATTGTTCCAGTCATAGGCCTGCTCGTAATAAGCAACCTCATCACGCTCGTCGAGTTCACGGCAAATATCATCGTTGTGCTCATAGAACCATTCCAGCGGAAGGTCGAACTTGTCGCACAGTTCCGGAATATCAAAGGCCCAGCAGCCGTAGTTGGTGTTCTGCATACCCTCCGAAACCATGTAATCGACGATCTCTTTTACTTTTTCTCTGCTCATAATCCTTGCTCCTTCTATTGTTCAAATATCAGGCTCTTTGGCCCGGTTGCGAGTCATGCGGGAATCGAACCCACCGTACAGCCCATGCTAATGACTCAAATAAAAGAGCCCAAGATTTCTCCAGGGCTCTCATGTGCTTATTCTTCAGGTGTACAATAGTCAACGTCGAGATGCACTTTACCTTCACTATCCGTGTAGGTTACGAACTTTCTCGGCTGATGGAACATCTTCTCGTACTTCTCGACGAACTCCGGCAAAAGCTCACCGAAATCATCCTCCGTGAGGCCTACAATCAGGAATGTTCCAACGATAGTATCAATGGGGATACCATAAGGGCCGTCGAGCGTCCGGTTGAGTTTCTCCATGCAATCATCATGCAGCTTTCCTTCTTCGTTGCAAACCAATGCCACCTCATCGTCCCACGGGTAAACAGCCTGAATCGGGCCTTCCACCTCTTTCTGGAGCGATTCCAGAGAACAGTCAATGTCGATCACTTCAGGGTAATGCTTTGGGCGAACCCTCAGAACTTTCATACTGTCAACCTCCCAAATTGCACATCAAAAATATAAATCGAGCTGTTTCCTTAGAGCCGCCATTTGCGACGTGGGCACTCACCGACTGGGCATTCGACCAGAGACTGACCCCGGCACTCGAAATATCATTGATTAGTAACCGAAGCAGCTATACTTACGAGCTTCTTTCGCCCGTGCTTCGACGACATCCCGAGCCACATAGTTCAGGTTGATGGTGTAACTGGGAATGCCGTAAGTCTTTGCGGCCTGGTTCTCGATTGCGCAACCACGGTACGCTTTCTCTTCATCATATATGCCGATGAAATAGTCGGCCTCCGAAAGCATCTTGATGCTTTCGCCGAGACACCAGAGTGCCTGGTTCATGCCACTCGGAGGATCAGGAATATAGGTCTGGATAACCTCCAGCTCTTCGCCGAAGACAGCCTCGGCAATGTTGTGCATTTGCATCATGGTCCCACGGATCTGGGCTTCGGTACGGTCTTTCATCGGGCAGCTGATAAACAGTTTCTTCATATGCTTCACCTCAGAACGGAATTTCGGTGTAATCGCTCGGCTCTGCCATGTCTGCTTCAGGAGCCGCAAACCGGGCATAGCGCTCTGCATACGGATCAGCGTCAGCATCCTGCTCTACGTACATCACATCCGCATACAGGCTGAACTCGCCCGGGTTGTTGCGCTTCTCAACAAGGTTTGCCTGGAGACAGACATTCTTGACCCGGATAAAGTCCAGCTGGCCGATCGTATCAATGTTGCAGAGCAGCCTCTTGCCGGAAGTAGTGACCCAGTAGACATGCGGGGGCCACTTGGAATCCATATTGATCGTCACCGGCACAAAGTAGGTCGGAACGAACGGCTCGTCGTAGGTGCGCTCAGGATTCGGGTTGGTCTGACGAACCTTCACGCCGAGATCCATGAGGTGATTCACCAGATCCATAGTAGGAATGACCACATTGACGCGGCGCTTGTCCGAGCCAAAGCGGTCACGGCTCGGGTCGCCGGAGAAATTGGTGGTAAAGATGAAACGGGTGTCATCGATGTTAACTTTCTGACGCTTGGTGTACATAAATATCAGTCTCCTTTTTACTTGTTGATTTCGAGTTCCAGCATGGAAAGCGCGGCCGACACTCGGCCCATCTCAGACAGAAAATTCGCAGGATGGCCTTTTGTTGCCGCCTCCAAAGCTGCTTCGTAGCTCTTCTTTGCCTGATCGATGTACTTCTTGAGCGCATCATTCTCGACAGAAGAGCTTTCCGTATAGGGCTTACCAGGATAGTCCTTTCCGCATTCAGCGACCCAATGCCGGATCTCAGCATAATATGCACCGGTATTGCCTACGCACCGCTTCGCGATAGCCATAGCCAAGCCTTTTTCCGGATCGAAAATATCATTGACGTTGCACTTCACGACGGTCTTGGTGCGGTCCGACCAATAAACAACCGTAGCCGGAGGGTTGAAAATGACTCTCTTGATAGCAGCTGCATTCGTAGCAGAAGTACTCTTCTTACCCGCATTGAGCCCTCCATAACGAATACGCCAATTACCGCCCCGATCAGCGATCAGCTCACCCGGGCGAAATGTGAGTTCGTGACCAGTATGAAGAATCACTCTCGTCAGGTCGTCGGGCAGATTCTTCTCGACGGCGACGGTTACGATATAGCCAATCAGTTGTCCTTTGGAATCATACAGTTTGTTCGCCATAAAATATCAATCTCCTTATCTTACATTAAAATTCTGTGCAGCTTCATCCTGTACATCGTCCCACGGAATATCAGGCTTCTGCCAAGGCGGTTCACCCAAATCGTTAGAAGCGAACTGCTCGAAGTCACCATACTCGGAAATGGCCTTGACAGCTTTCGTTGCCATCTTATCAAAATAAGACCGGTCAATAGTGTCCTCCAGATGCAGGTTATAGACCATCTCGCTTTCCAACCAGCGATAATCTTTCGCACCTGTCACAGAGTCATACTTGGTCTCACCGTTGTCTTTGGCACCGGCTTCCCTCACAAGCAGTGCGCCGCCGAATCCGGGTTTGATAGGGCAGAACTGGCCAACGCGTCCGACAAAAATATAATTGTGCTCTCCTTCGGCCAAGTCCTCGTTTTTGTCGAGGTAGATAGCGCCCTTTGACACCGATTTGGTCTCGCAGAGATCATTGAACACAATATCTTCGTGAGAGAAGAGCGTCTTAAACACATACGGAACCTGAAACTGAGTACCGGTGGCCGTCCACTCTCCGCCTTCCTTCTCGTTATCTCCCGGCACGTATCCATACCGAGCCTTGCAGTCAGCTGCGTCCATATACCTTGCAATGTAGACCGCATTGTTCACGAGGCACATCTTCTCGTAGGTAGCCTCATGCTCAAACTGGTAGCCATACTTCTCTGCAAACTTCATGCAGAAGTCGATGATCTCCGGCGTAGCACCGGGGATCTTGATGGAGTCGGTCTTGATATGGGCAACCGTGAAACCACGCTGCTGTACCTCATCCTGCAAAGTGCGCATAAATAAAGCCCCTCGAAGCGCCACGATGTTGTTGGCGTTCTTGGGGTTGCGGAACGGATTGTCGAAGGTTGCACTGGTCAATCCGTACACCGAGTTGATGGCGATCTTCAGTGCCTGTGCCAAAGCTTTCGCCTGTGCAGGGTCATCCAGATACTTGGCCAGCTTCCCGCCAAAGAGCTTCTTGGCCTTGTCGTACTCCTTATGCTTGACATAGATACGCACATCCATAAGGTCATTGAAGTTTTTGGTGTACTCACCAAAGTAGTTCATGGCGACCGCCGAGTGCGGGTGCAGCGATGCCACATCCAGCAGCGCGACATTCCAGTACATGCCAGGTTCGGCATAGACATAGCCGCCCAAACCAAGGTCGGTTCCACGGAACATGTTGTGCATTCGGCCATCGTCGCCTTTGGTCCACTCGTAACCCGGGAAGGCATTGATGATGTTTTTGGACACCAAAATATCAGGCTCGACCTCGGTCAAAGCGTCCTGTTCTCCGGTCGCAAGGTCGGTGTAAACCAGCTTCGGGTGCCTTTCCTTACCAAAGATGATGCGCGTGGTCAATGTGTTGGTCGTGTCGTTGACCGTCAGTCCGGCAATATCTGCCAGGATCTCCCGGGCTACAAAGTCTGCATGACGTGCGTTGAACACGGCTTCTGCTGCCAGAACGTCATTGTCGCAGTATTCCGCGACCTTGTCCCAAAGGCTTTTCGGCACGGGCTGGTCCCATGGTAAGCCGAGCTCTTGGTGATGGATGCCCAGCTCGATTTCGAATTTCTTCAGACCCTGCTTTTTGGCAGAGAAGTCGTAAATATCCGTGTAAGACAGATTATACGCCTCACCGAAGAAACCGGTATGTTCGTTGATGATGCGGTTCGACAGTGCATAGAGCTGTTCCGTTGTCCACCCCAGCATACAAGCCCAAAGCATATGATTGTCGTACTTGCGGTTATTGAAGCCGACGAGCCGGTAGTTTGTCAGCGCTTCGACCTCGCTGGCGGTAGGATTCACCATGCGATGAACCGGCTTATCCTCGCCCGCCAGTTTCCAGTTGATGAGGAAAAGGTTCGGAAAAACCTCACAGTCAAAGAACGCGATAGGGGCCTCCAAAATATCAGTCTCGCTCTTTGCTTCCTCTTTGGACTTGAAATGCATCTTTGCCACCGTCTTGACGCAAATATCAGCCTGATTCGTGCTGCTTGCGGCAAAGAGCAGGATAGCATTGCGCATATCGTCCACGTCATAGACCACATTGCCCTCGTATGCCTCCTCCATAACGTGGGCAATAAAATCCACATTCGGCTTCGTGTAAGGGCTGATCTCCTTGGCAAGTGCCTTTTTGATCAGTATCCTCAGATGCCTTTCGTTCTGGACCTGCTTTGCATCGACCATTTTTTCTCCCTTCAATGGTAGACCACTGCTGATGGACGCCACCGAAATATCATTGCATTTCGACAGCTTTCTCCGCAGTGAAGATTTTCCGGTAAATACTTTGACTTCGATGTTTTCGTCGTAAATGCGGCTGAGCTTTGCAACATCACCAGTGTAAATATAATGCAGATGGATTCCCGCACCGGATTTACTCAGCTCCGCATAAGTCCGGGGCCATTTGGATGCTGCTTTGAGATTTTTCTCAAAGCACTTCTTTCCGTCCGGTCCCGGAATATCAAAGTCGATGACGATATGCTCCTGCGGGATCCGCACGTAATGGAGCCTCGACGTATCAAGCTCAGCCAGCGTCGTGCGGACATCTTCCCATTTATCGGTCGGGGTTCCTCCATCATTGGTATACTGCGCAGGACACCCCGCACAAATATCATCCAGAAGCGAGTGCTGCTCTTTGAACTCGATCCATGACGGAGACGGAGGGTCTTTCTCCTCAGCTTTCCCCTGAGGGGCCTCGGCGAACTCCGGGAACTTGTTCACCTTGAAGCCGCTATAGTAGCTCCGAACGCGCTCCCCGTTCACATCGGCTTCCCTTTCCTTGTAATCGGAGAAATAATTCATCAGCTCCTCACGGAATGCTCTGCGCGAATACGGATACTGGACATTCGTTTCGGTGTTGTAGTCCTTGTACATGGCCCACGCACGCTTTAGCGACACGCCGTCCTCCTTCTTAAAAATATAAAAGGAGTCCAGCATAAAGTTATAGAAGTCGTTGGACGCACCCAGCATCCGGGTCGGGATGTAATCGTCGTACCGGCGCGGATTTGCCTCATAGACCTCCTTGCAGTGCCACGCAATGCCGCCAAGCTCGAAATTCACCTTGTTCACAAGGTCAAGATACCTCTTTACAGGCAGCTTATCTCCCGTGGGGGTCACATCGATAAGTCTTCGGATAAGACCCGATTTCGCATCGGTTATCTTGACTGCCTTGTTTGTGCCAAGAAAGAGGAAGCAGTTGAACCTTGTGGGGTATTGACTCTTGAACTTTTCGTTCACCAGCATCGTTTCGTGGGAGACCAGCGAGTTCAGCCGGGTGTTGTCCTCGATGCGGGAAAGGTCGCCGTCCTGCTGAATAGATACCAGCGGGTTCGACTTGAAGGCCTCCAGCGCAAATGCATTGGAGGATGAGCCCAGCGCCCTTGAATCAAACACACCACAGTAGCCTTCAAAAAGCTTCTCTATGATGTTCAGCACCGTAGACTTGCCGCTTCCTGGAGCACCATACAGCACGACGAACTTCTGTATCTTTTTGGAATCGCCGTTCACGACAGACCCAACCGCCCATTCCAGCTTTTCGCGTTCCTCCGGAGAATATAAAACGCCCATGAGCTCGTCATAGGCGCTTATGTTCCCGGGTTCCAGCGGATACGGCAGACGCTTGGAGGCATAGCTTTCCTTTTTGACCGGAGTATTGGAAAATATCAATACCTCGTCCAGTGGATGAAAGTTATCCCGCATCTGCCGCTGACAGTATTTGTGCCAGTTGTCGATCATGCCGGACTCCGCATCCCACATATACAACACGTGAAAGCCGTTGTCGTGGGTCTTCTGGTACTCATCTGCATAGATTCGCAGCTCCCGGTCGATGGTTCGGATGACGTCCTGCTCGTCCGTGCTCCAAAGCCCTCGTTCTTCCATCCAAATGGCGTAGAAGTCAGAGCCACGTATCATCAAATCGTTCGGCTTACCGACGATGAACTTCGGATAAATCTCCGTTACGCCCCGCTTTCCCGGGCGGGTGTCGATTTTGAAGAAATCGCTCATGATGAATCGATTTCCTCCTTTCTGTGAGATTTATTCCGGCTTCTTCGTAATGCTGGCCCTGCCGTCGCAGCAAATATCTTTTTCGGGTTCCGGCTCACCCACACTGTCTTCTGCCCAGAACTGCTCGACGTTCTTGCTGTTTGCCTCGTCCAGCGCCTGCTGCGTGCGAGCCAGTGCTACCTTGAGCGTCCTGGCGTTTTCCTCTGCCTCGTTGCGCTTCTCGTCGCTCTCGCCAAGCATCCTGCAGGCAGTAAAGCCAAACCAGAGAAGCCCGGCGATGAGGATATTCTTCCGCAGCAGCTTGCCGCGCTGCTTCCGGATGGTCGTCTCCGCCATCTCAAGAGCCGACTTGGTGGTCGCCAGTTCGTACATGACATTCATCATTTCCATTGTTCATTTTCCTCCAGTAATTCAGGTCGGTAAATATCAGCCGACCAATGTGTTCCGTGTTTCGGCACGATGTGATCCGCATCAAAACTCTTTCATCATCGACAAATTGTTCAATAACCCCTTCCATCGTGATGCAGATCTTCGATACATAAATATCAGGCTTCATTTTCCGCCAGCCAGCCCATCAGCTGGTACCAAATGTCAATGGTCCGCATGTCCTCTGTCGGATGCATCAGCGTAAAAAGTCCGCCCGCACCGTTGGGCTGATATTCCCGGGCATTGAATCGGTCCAGCACACTCTGCGCCCTCTCCTCGTCGAAGCGGGTGTCGTCCATGGCTACGAGCCCAAGGCTCACGACCATATTCCAGAACCACTGTCCCACCCGGTTTCCGGATGCAGCATCTTCCAGAATATGCTCCTCGATGCGGATGGACAGTGCCACCATCATCTCAAGCATGCTGCACGGAATACCGGTGAAAGCATCCTGAACGTCCTGATACACGACATTTTGCGTCTGAGCAAACCGGTATCGCAGGTCGAGGCCGTCCTCTGCGCGAGCCCCATCCAGCTCACAAGACGGGGTAAAGTTCTGGTTGTATAAAAAAGTGAGCAGTCTGTGGAACGAAAGCCCCCTCGGCTCCCAGTCTCCACAGACCCGCTCATAAAGCCAGTCGAAATATCGACCGGCAAGGTCTGTGTATATCATTCGTCCTCCTCATCCGGGTGCAGGTCACAGAAGCTCTGGTTCACCTGCAGGATCTCGTAATCCTTGTGATAGTTGTGGTTTCGGACATGGATGGTGCTCGGCATGAACTCGCCGAAGTGCTTCAAGGCCTCGTCGCCGATGGCTCTGGAAATATCATCCTCATCCATCGGCTCGTCTTCGCCGTCGAATACCAGCTTGCCATCCGCGTAGAAGCTCAGAAAGCCGGTCTCATAATTCTCATCTGCGCCAAACTCATCCGGCTCGATGATCTCGATGGCCTGCTCCGGCTTCCGAATATCTTCCGGGTCGCTCTCGGTGCGGTAAGGCCCCATCGCCAGCTCAAAGCCCTTCTGGTTTGCCTTTTTCTCGACCTCTTCGTCGAGATTGGCTTCCCGCTTTTCCCAGTGTGCCTTCAAGTCCTGCGCCTCCTTCCTGTATTTTTCGTCATAGGCACGCTGCATCACAGTGTGCATAAAGTAAGCTCCGGCTGCGAAGCCAGCGCCAAAGAGCAAAATATCATGCATTGCGTTCTTCATCGGGGTCTCCTTTTACGGTCATCAGGGTGAATGCCAGCCCGCCAAAGAAAAGGGAGACGCTCATCAGAACGCCTCCCACAACATGGCGCTTGCGCTGGGTGTCGGTCAGATAGTCCAGAAACAGGAACACGTTTTCCAAACCGTCCATAGCAAATATCCTTTCACTCAGCAAGAACAGCCAGACCGGAAGCAAAGCACACCCCGGCCATGACTGCGAATACATAAGAGAGTCTCTTTGCGATCCTTGCCATAGCTATCCCTCCAAAATATCAGTCTCAGATCTTGTTGATGATGGGTCCGTCGCAGTTGAAGTGGAGTATCACAGAGCGCTCGTCGCCGTTGATAAAGTCGTTCAGAGCTTCATTGCCCGGAACATAGCAGTGCGTACCGAGGCTGACACAGTTCTGCTTCGTCTCGTCCTTCGGATCATAGATCCAGCCCGCGACCTGACCGACCGCCGTCCGGTGGCAGCCCTTGCCGTAGGGGTCCAGCATATCGATGACTTCGTTCAGAAACAGATGGCCGTTGGTTCTGAGCCGACGGTTCGCCGCATTCTCCACGTTCCGGATGGTCATGGCGTTCAGCATGGAGTCCTTCTCCCAGAGGCTGCAGCTCTCGTCAAAAATCATGGAGTACGGGTCATTGGCATCCCGCGCAACATCTGCGTACTCCCGGATGACTTCCTCGGTGCCGTCCTCGTTCTTTGCCGTGGACTCCACTTCGACAGCCTTGATGCTGTGCTCCAGCTCCTGCTGCACACGGTCGCCAAAGCGCTCCGTAACACGGCCTATATATTCGTTGAAGGCCTTGTCAATGGCGATGTAGGCCGCGGTCAGGCTTGCGTTGCGCTTAGACATGATATGATGGCTGCCGAACATGCAGGCCAGCGAGAGGCTGCCCAGCGTCACCGCAGGGGCATAGACCTTTGCCAGCCATACGGCGGTGTGGATATAAGTGGTAGTAATATCTTTTTTCATATCATCTTTCAGCTGCATTTCGCCGCTGTCCACCTGTGCTTTGGTGGCGTGGATGGTCTCGATCTGAGCGTTGTGCTCTGCGATGATCTCTTCCGCCTTGAGCGTTGCCTTGCAGGCCAGAACAGCCGCCGTTACGCCGCCGATGGCCGCACCCACGATCATAATGGTGGGGCCGGCTTTCTTGAGCTTGAACTTGCCCTTTGCCAGCATCTGGGTCGCCTTGAGCATCATTTCTTCTTTTTTCATAAAATATCAGTCCTTTCTGTTAAGTCAGAGGCACCGGCTTCGGGAACACGATGCTGTACCCGCCGGGGACGTTCTTGATGTATGCGCCGGTCAAGTCCTTCCAGCCATACTTGTTGTCGGTAAAGTTGCAGGTCATGCCCGCAAGGTCGTAGAGGTCGCCGATGGATACCTGCCCGTATTCCCGGATGGCTTCCCACATCTGGTCGAGAATGCCTTCCATGTCTGCCCGGGAGTCCGAGGTCAGGTTCTGCCAATTCGGGATGACCCGCTGGTTCGCCGGCTGACTCCGGTTGGGGTTGGCGTAATAGCGGTCGTAGCTGTTGCTGGAGCCGCGCACATAGTTTGAGCTCTGCGAGCGGGATTTGTCCTCGCCAAATATCATAAGGCTCAGTGCCGAGCTGAAAATGCTCCAGATGCCGTTTTTCAGCATCGGGATGGCATAGTCGTTGATGATGCGCTCCTTCACAGTGGCAAGGTCTTCTGCGAGAAACGCGCTTGCCACCTTCTGAATATCAGTCTGCTGGCGCACCGTGACCTTGCCGGTCGTCACCTTCTCCAGCTTTTTCTTCGGCTGCTGCCCGGGGGTCTGGTTCAGGCTGCTCGTGGGCATATCGATTTTTGCCATGTTGTCGTCCTTTCAAAATAAAAAAGTAAGAGCTGCAGATTTCTCTACAGCTCTCGCTTATCAAGCATTATTCTTCTTCACAAGTTTCCTCGTCAGAAGTCACATCCTTCGACTCCATGTCGATGCCCTCGTTCTTGTTCGCCTTCTTGCTGGCCATCTTCTCCTTGATGTGCTTGAAACCCTTCTTTGCAGCAGGGATGCCATACTTCACACCAGCGCCGATGAGCAGCGCAGCACCAACACCGATCTTGACGATCTTGCCAAGATCGAGGTTTGCATTGCTCTCACAGCCGCAGTCCGAAGTATAGTTCTCCGCCTCAACGGGAACCAAGTTCTCAACAGGAGCGTTCTCCATCATAGAAGTCTCGTTCTCCATAGTCACGTTGTTCATTTCGTCCATTTTTGTTACCTCTTTCTTATAAATAAGTTTATAATGTCGGAGTATTACCTCCATAAGACACGCTGATTTTTTCGCGCCGGGGTCTGAAAATATCAATACCCCAGCCACTTGGGCGGAGTGCTGTAATCCAGCACAAGGCAGGGCGTTCCATCCTCATCCAGTTTCGATGTGTAGAAGGTGCTGATCTCCAGAGTCGTTTCCGTGTCCCAGCCCAGAAGGTCGCCGTTCCGGTTGTGGTCGATGCCCAGATAGTCAAACAGGTCGTTTTCCATGACCCGGAAATCGCTGAGCAGCTGCTTGTTCACGCCGTTGATGGCTTTTTCCAGCATGTTTCTGGACGTGAAGAAGTATGTCCCGGAAAGGCTCTCCCAGCATTTGACCGGTTTGTTGTAAAAGTCGTTGCCGATATCGGGCTTCTGGGGCGTTGCCACAGGAGGATTCTTCGGCTCTGGGCATTTCGCCATCTTATCCAGCGCGACAGCTTTCTTGATCTCCTTTGCCTTCTCCGACCCGACCGTCTCCACGACCTTGTCCTGATAGCTCCGCAAAGCCGTCTCCGACATGGTGTAAGCCGCTGCCAGTGCAGCGTTTCTCCGGTCGTTGACGCTGCTCGCTGCGATGATGCATCCGGTCGAGATGCCCATAGAGATGGCCGTGGGGATGTACACCGGCGCTGCCGTCTTGATGATGGTCTTGGCGTCCAGCTTCTCGACCCCCAGCTCCTGCTTCTTTTCCTCCAGCAGGATCATGGCCTTGGGCGTTGCCGAGATTGCAAAGCCGACCGCCGTAAACGCGCCTGCGATGCCCAAGCCCAGTAAGATCTTCGAGCTGTTCCGGCTGAGGGCCCTCTTCGCCGTTTTGGTCAGTGCTTTCCAGTTCATGTTCGTACCTCCAAAAATATCAATGAATTTATAAAAACAAAGAGCCGTAGATTTCTCTACAGCTCTCGCCTTTTTCAGATGTGTCCATCCCGTTTCAAATTCTGAAACCGAATCCTGCTTCCACGTTGACTTTCCAGTTCTCCGGAGATGGTGTCGTAGATGTATTCGTACAGTCGGATCGGCAGGGTCAGCATATACCGCATCGTACCATCCAGCACGTGCAGCAGTCTCCTGCCGAAGTCCTTCCATAACTTCATCATAGCGCCATCCACCTGAGCGTAATAGTTGCGATCATACATAATTTAAATCTCCTTTATTTGTTCAGTTTGGATCTTCTTCCATAAAGCAGACTGAATTTTTCGCGTCAGTTCGTGCTGTTCTTTTCAGCCAGCTGACGCTGCACTTCTTCCTGCACCATGCCGCGCAGTTCGTCCTCGCTCTTCTGGTCCTCGATCAGGTCATGCCCGAAGCCAAGTAGTGCGCTTCCTGCCAGCAGTGCGATGCTTACTACTCTCCACCAGTTGATGTTTTTCATAAATATCAGTCTCCTTTTTCTTCGGTCTTTTCGCACAGCCCCTTGTACGGGTCGTAGTTCAAGTAATCTTCGATAGGTTCCTGGAAGGCGCTCACATAATATACTTCCAGCCCGTCATCCGTGTGCTGTTTTACATAGCTGAAGTTGATCCAGTAGTTATCCCACATCTCGGCAAAGTAATCGAAGCTCCACCCGCGGTCATTCAACGCCGGAACAAAGTCCAGGTTCAAATATCCGTAGAAGTCGTTCAATGCTACGTAGCCGTTTTCCGTAAAGTCACGGTTCGTCTCGTAGAATGCTCCAAGCAGCTCTGTCTCAGTAGCATGAAAATATCTTTTTGAGATCGGCTCATAGCAAAGGACTTTTTCGCTGGAAGCGGGGGAGGCCTCTTCCTTGCGCTGCGCTGCTGCAAGAATATCTTTCTCTTCTTCACCGCCCACTCGCTCCGCCACCTGCCTGCGGTACTGCTGGTAGCTCTTGCCAAGCGCCATGTAAGCCGCGGTCAGGCTTGCGATTTCTTTCCGGCTCAGCATGTTCGAGCCGATGATGCACCCGATGGTGCCTGCGCCCAACACTGCCGCCGGAATATAAAACTGCCAGCAGTCCTTGACCTTTTCTTTCATGCTGTACTCAGGCACATCCTTGTTCAGCTCCACCAGCTTTTCGGCTTTGATTGTCGCTTTGCCCGTTTCGATGGCCGTCAGCACTACGCCCACAGATGCACCTATAGCCAGCAGTGTCCCGGCGTTCTTGCGCAGGAATCGTGCGCACGTTTTCGTCAGTTTCATTGTTCAACCTCCATTTTGAAAAAATAAAAGAGCCTACGATTTCTCGTAAGCCCTTCTTTGATTAGTACTCGCTCTCTTTCATATGTTCAATAATTGCCTTTTGTGCAAAATTAAAGACCTTCTGATTGCGCTTGCAATACTTTTTGTAAAACACGTCATTAAGTGCATCTGCTGCCTGAGCATTTTCGGATTCTACCAAATCCCCCCATGCGCATGCATAACACAGAGTACCTATTGTATCCACCGCATAACGGATTGCAATACAGCCAATCATCGCCATAACCAGTTTCTTCATAATTATTAAACCTCCAAAATATAATTCTGAGACTAACCATCTCATAAGGCACACTGAAAATTTCGCGTCAAAAATAAAAGAGCCTACGATTTCTCGTAAGCTCTCATGGTCAGTTCTTCCATTTGGTATAACTTGCCATGAAGACGTCCACGTACTTAGCAAATACAGGTCTGAAAGTATGCCTTGCAATATAAGAAAGTCCGTATGCACCAATGTGGTTTCCTCTATCATAGAGTCTACTCCATGCCATGCAGTATCCGCTCAGTCCTCCATATATAAACAGCATAAATCCAATCATTCCCATAATACCAATTTTCAATGCTTTCTTCATAATTGTTCAACCTCCAAAATATAATTCTGAGACTAACCATCTCATAAAGCACACTGAAAATTTCGCGTCACAGCACCCCGGCATTCTTCAAAATGGTGTTGAGCTGAGCCTTCGTTACGTCGGCGTCCAGCTCCAGATGCAGATGCACCTTCTGTTCCTTGTCCAGCCAGTTCACATGAATATCTTTCAGTTCCACCTCTACGCCCGGCATCTGCTTTTTCAGCGCCTTGTTGATGATCTGCGAGATGATGCGGCGCATAAAGCTCGAGCGGATGATCATAATGTCCTCCATAGTGTTCAACCTCCATTAAAAAAAAAAAGAGATAAGCGGGCGTGTATCTATCAGATATTATCCTCCAGATTGCTCTCTTGCATCTTCTTCAACATTTCCTTTTCAGCCTTGTAGTTCGTCCACTTCTCGTAAGCAACACATGCTCCGATGACTGCTGCATACAGCCCCAGAAAAGTGCCGCTCCACTTAAAGCTGTCGCCCCAAGTAATCGGTTTGTTCATAAAGTTCTTAATAGCTTTCATCATAGATTTTTCTCCTTTGAATGTAAGCCCTCTTACCTCCATAAAGATAAAGGAAGATGTATTTTTCGCGCCGGACAAAAAGAAAGAGCCTATGTTTCCATAAGCTCTCTTTGGATAAAGCCAGTTTCTTGTCGTTTACCGGTCTATCGTAAAAATATCAGTCTTTCGACGGCCGGAAAATCTGTACGAACAGCCACATCATGAGTGCCGCAGCGCACCCGATCAGGAATGTCGTAATGATCTGCCCGACCGAAATCGTATAGTTCCAAATTTTCTTACCAATAGATTCGCTCATAATATGTTCTCCTTTGTTTCGGGCTTTATCCCATAATATGAGGAGAATTTTTCGCGTCTTGAGCAAAAGAAAAAGAGCCTGCGATTTCTCGTAAGCTCTCCTCGAAAATATCAATGACTTATGCAGTTTTCTTTACTATGACACTGTTTTCGTATAGCTCATGAGGGGCTATATCCTGACCTTCAGGCCATTCGATGCCTATACCTCCTGACAGCATCTGAACTGTTCGGAAATAGTCTTCATCCTTTAGCTGCCCATACCATGAGCCGGTTGCGTACGGTGTCACATCGAACAGCTTCACTTCTCCAGTCTCATAATAGAGGCGAAGCTTCAGTGAATCAATGGGCTCAACTTTAATAAGCTTCGGCTGCAACATAAAAGTCACTCCTTACTTCAGAGGATCAATGCGGAAGAACTGTTCGCCGTTGGACAAGAGCTTCCAGTTTGCCGCCAAATCATCCTTGTGAATCTCCATCCATGCATCCAGAAGCTTCATCTGGCTCTTAGGAAATTTTCCTTCCAGAATCGTTCCGTCCAGAGCAACTACGATTTCCTGTCCGGAATATTCTGCGTGAATGTGAGGCGTATTATGCTTCCCGCCTATTTCGCGGTACATCCGAACAATAATGCCGTAAAACATACATAATACAGGCATTTTTAAGCACCTCCAGTCAATTCTTCTATTTATATTATATCAAAGTCCAGTGAAAAAATAAAGGCCCTCAAATCGGTACATGGTCAAAGCTGGTCTCCCATCGCTCTTTCTTCAGCGGCTTCATCCGCAGCGCCCACATGAGCTGTCGGACAGTGACCGTCGGAAAGTACCCATGCGAGTCCTTCTTCTTTGCGTGAGCATCAAAATACTCCTTGAATCCGCTGCGCAGATAAATTTTGTCGGTCAGCCACGGGTCGATAGGCCCCCAGTAGGTCGCTTTGGTTTCCTCGTTGTAGCGCTGTTGGATGACGCATAGCCCCTTGTCCCGTTCCATGTAAAGGGTCGAAACACGGTAGACCGGATGGTCACAGCGGTATACCTTGCCGTAGTAGTTCGTCCAGATGTCGGGCGGTTCTTCATGGTATCTCATAAAAATAAAAGAGAGCCCGAAGCTTTCGCCTCAGACTCTCCAGTCCTCCTTACTTTCTAAAGATGTTCTGCATCAAAGTTCTGGAACCATCCTTGAATGTCGGCGACAGCGGAATGTGTCCTTCTTCCTCGTTGAACCATCCGTTCACCTGATTCCATACGAATAAGCCGCCCATGATGAGCGTTCCGGCAATGCCGCCCACGGTCTTCAGAATTTCGATCCTGCGGTCAGAGTCAGCCTTCTGCACGTCGGCTTCCACCTGATGCCACTTCAGCTGCATTTCGTCTTCCTTCGCAGTTTTGCTGTTCTCTTCCGCAGTCTCGTTCATCTGCATCTCGTGGAGCTTTGCCAGGCTGTTCACCGCAGCGACATACTCCTCAGAACCGGGCTTCATCGTTTTCAGCGATTCCATCCCACTTTCCAAAGTCTCGTTCAATAATGTTTTGTTTTCCATTTTGATCTTCTCCTTTATCAGTAAATTCGGAGTTTCCTCCATTAAACGGACTGTTTTTCTCGCGTCTCCAGCGGTTTCACTTTCAGCACCACATATTCGGAGCTTTCCAGATATTCTACGGATGTCGTCAGGTCGAGAAAAATATAAGGCTGATCGTTCTCGTCTCCGGGGGCGATCATCAAGTCCCCGACCGCGTTCCTGCCGTGTACGCACTTCCACCCGACCGAAACACCGAACAGAAAGCCCAGCACGATAAATATCAATGCAAGCAGGTAAACCAGATACACCATTTTGATTTTCTCCTTTGTAATATTCTGCACCGCCTTTTGGGCGAATGCGTGATGAAAAAATAAAGAGCTGCAGATTTCTCCACAGCCCTTGTCGGCTCAGATGTCGTTGCGAATCAGAAATAATTCTCCTCTGTTGCAAGCGGCTCGTACCAGACCACTGGCCCGGATCAGGTTTATCGCGTTCGTGTAAGATGCCTGCGCTGTCGAGGCATTCGCATACTCGCCTGTACCAATGTACATAACTTTCTGGTTGCTCTCGATAAACACACGTATCTTGTCCATCGCGTTCACATAACCGCGGTCGTAAGTAGCCTTTACTCTCTTGTAATGTTTCATCGTAAAAAATCTCCTTTCGTTCTTCGGAAGACCTCTTCTTCCATAAAGGAGCCTGAAAAATTCGCGTGTATGTTCTATTCTAGGATAGAAAAAAGAAAGAGTCCGAGTTTCCTCAGACTCCGTCTCCGGTCAAATGTTTTATCGTACACCCATGTAGCTGTCTCTTATACACATCTCCGAGCCCACGAGACTAGCGCTCATCT